GAACAAGATGGCTACTACTACAATACCATCTTGGTTATACATTATCGTTCCTACTGGTTATAGTATGTTCAGATTTTTTATGCTATTGATGATAGAGTACTACTGTCATTATTGACGTCAATATTTAGAGCTTATCGGGTTGCACTTTTTAGGTGTGCGATTCCTTATTTCTACTACAAATCCTAAACTTTATATTTTCTTTTATAAAGTCTATGTTTCTGCTATAGAAATCACGTGGAGATTTTTATAGTTATATTTCTTATTTTATGTTTTAAAAATATAAAAATCCACTTTGTATATATGGCTTCAACACCATTTCATATTTTCATTTTGTTGAGAAAACATTTATGAATCCCTGTTAGTGATAACTGCTTGCTAAGCGATTGCCGAAGATTCTTTTCTGTATGCCTCTTCGATTATTATTGTTTAAGAACACTTGTAGGTTCTTGGATAATGATTTTCAACGCTAGGTTTATCGTTATGTGGGGAGTCATGAACCCCATGTATCGCAAGTGTCCCTATTATACTTGTAAATTACTGATCCATGTAAAAGTCAAGGATTCGTCTGTGCGGACGTAAAACGCACTAGCCTTGTCGGGGTGAATAAATACGAACCTAAAAAACTGAATACGACTGCAAGCATGAATACGATTAAAACAAATAAAAACGATACTCATGATATATATTCTAACAATGAACTAAACATTTCAAATATTATGCGTGAAACAAACACAGTAAAATACCTGCCTTATGACTATACTCGTAACGAGTATATCGCTAGGCACCGGACTTATAGGAATATTTTTTCTGATAAGGTTCGAATGCGTTCTACTACACGCAAATCAATACGATTAAAACGTAGTATCAAATGGTCTAATCATTTTGTCTACCAGCATGTCAAACAAAACAAATCATTATTGGATAGTTTTGATGTGTTGGTTTTAGATAATAGTGAAATGAGCTTATCATCTGACGAATACCACATGCAAACTGAACGTTTGGGTGAAGGGCTGGATATTCTAAATGCTGTCACCGATAAGGATGATATGTGGAATATGTTGGAATCGATGATTTTATTTTACGATGACGTTCAACGTTGCAATAGTCCACGCCAGGTAACATTATCGTGTTTACGTATGGTGAAGATGGTTTGCCATGGTTCTGTGATACAAAAGATTTTAAAATCCGGTTATTTCAAGAAACTCATGTCAACTATTGAGGATGAAATACAAGGTACGTTTGAAGATGGTTTAGATCAATTCCGCAATGCGATGGAATTCATGACTGATTTCAAGAAAACCGAATTGTACAAGAAAGTATATAGACTGTGCATGTATGTTCTAACATTCTCATTATTTGAAAACTGTGGACTTTCTTTCAGCACTTTTGGTTACAACTTATTCGAAGAAGAAGCAATTCGAAAAAAATATTTTAATAGACCTAAATTTCTATTTGCACTTATGGACACACTGTCTTTTCTCATGAAAAAAGGATTACAAATCATTCAATCTGGACGGGTGGATGCTATCTTTCACTCGGGAGATACCTATGCTAAATGGTTTGATGATGTTGCCGTTATTCGACGACATTCTAAACTATTATGCAACCCTGAAGCCCATGGCTTTAATGAATTTTCATTCAGACAGGATCTTGATTCAGCTATTGAGCGTGGTGAGTCTATACGACTGGCAGTTGAGGACAATTCCTTGACCGAAAGACGTATGATAGTGAGTCTTTTGAATGAGTTAAAGTCAATCAAGTGTGATTTATGCACAAAAACAGCTGCACGAGAGCGGCGTTCGGAACCATTCTCTGTATTAGTCTGCGGAGGATCTGGAATTGGTAAGTCGACATTGAAGGATATGTTGCGCCTGCATTTCGCTAAGGTGGAGAATCTTGATAATGATGACATTTTTTGTTTTACGAAAAATCCGACTGCCAAATTTTGGGATGGTTATGCTACATCGCAGTGGTGTATTGTTCTTGATGACATTGCTTTTATGGCCCCTAGGGTCGCTGCAAATGGGGATCCTTCGTGTATGGAGTTTCTGCAGATAATAAATGCAGTTCCTTATACTCCGGATCAAGCTGCTTTAGAAGACAAAGGGAGAACTCCTTTACGAGCCAGATTGGTAATAGGAACCACTAATACAGAGAGTTTAAATGCTCACTATTACTTTTCCTGTCCATCCGCTGCGCAGCGGAGATTTCCTTATATAGTTAATGCTGTACCTAAAGTTGAATACATTAATTCGGATGGCATGTTGGACCCAAGTTTGACACCACCTCCAACACCTGGTAAATACCCAGATTTGTGGCATTTTGTCGTAAAGAAGGTACAACCACGACCAGGTATTATGTCGCAATATCCGGCAGAAACCATAGTTTTGTTGGAAACCGATAGTGTTAATGTCTTCATAGATTGGTACACTGAAGCTATTCAGTCTTTTAAAGTAGCGCAGAATGCAGTAGAAGCATCTGTTGCTAACATGCGTTCAGTGCCTTTTTGCGGCCAATGTTGCAAAATAGATTGCGTGTGCCATTCTGACAAATTCGCCACGGAGGAGCAATACAACAACACGGTTGTTCCAACTATCTTTTGTCAAGTGTGCAAGAATTATTGTTGCCAATGTGACTTACAAACATTGCGTTTGAATATTTCGCAAGTCTATACTGTATTTGTTGAAATGTGCAAGCTAGTGCAGAATACTGGTATCGCTATAATGGCCTTCTGTTTATTCCATGATATACTTTTGCTGTTGGTTCATATGTCTATACCCATAGTCAGTGATTGGATTTTTACAGTACAGAGTATGTTCTTTAATAGATTTACGGCTATTATTTTGCAGCAACAGCGTTTAAGGGTCATTCGCATGGGCGAGTGGCTCCGTACAAGGTACAATCCCAAGTATGTGATAGCAGCTTTCAGTATGATTTACGTGATATACAATGTAATCAAGTTGATACAGCCTAAATTGCAGGGTTCTGCTGAGTCTGTGGGGGTAGCGCCTTATATGAAGGACGATGAACGTGAAAATGTGTGGTATAAAAGTGACTTTGAGTTGAGCACGTATCATTTAAATCCTGTGATAACATCATCTAAGGGTATTGAACAAGCGGCTTTCCTTAAAATAGTTGGCCGAAACGTAGCGCGAGCTACAATTCGTAATTCACCTACAGACATCAATTCATTTAATATGTTTTGTCTGACGGGTAGTTATTATATCACAAACAATCACCATTTTGACCTGTTGCCAGGCGCTCATCGATTGGATGTGACTTTTCAGGTTAGCAAAGATGGTGTAACTAGAAATCAGCAAATGTACATTACTGAAAAACAGATTTTCCGTAACGTGGACCATGATATGGCGATATTACATCTGCCAAATATTCCACCAAAGAAGGGACTTCGACAGTTTCTACCCAAGGAATTGGAGACATGTAGAAACAATGGTTTCTATGTCACAAGAAGTTCGGATGGTGAATTGCTATCATCAAGTGTCAATAACATTCGTGTTGCTTCTTCTGATAGAATACCCGATTTTACGGGTAGTTTATGGGGAGGAGTATGTGACAGAATAACAGTTCGCGGTGATTGTGGCTCACCACTTTTCGCCAAAACTGGTCTGGGTTACATATTGATTGGAATGCACGTTTTAGGTAATGGACTCACACACAATGTGGGTGCTACATCAATTTCCAAAGAATGGGTTGATGCTACATTACCAAAACTTATAATTTTGCCTGGAGAACCTCTTATGGAGGCACAAACGGCAAAGGGTATTGTTGGTGAATTGCATTATAAATCTGTTTTTAGGTATATTGATCGTGGTTCGGCTGAAATCTACGGATCCTTTATTGGAACTAGAGGTGCAGGTCGTTCCCATGTCGAGATCACACCAATGGCTGAACCTTTGACACCACATGGCTATAAGATTAAGTATGGCCCACCAGTGATGAAGGGCTATGAGCCATGGCGAATTGCTGCTCTGGAATGTGTGCAACCAAACATACGATTTGATCATGATGTTATAGATATGTGTGTGGATTCTTTCATAACGGATGTTTTGGATTCTAAAATCGATTTGTCTTCATTGCATGTGTATGATAATTTCACCGCAATTAATGGTGCAGCCTCTATCGCTTATGTGGATAAGATCAATAGGAATACAAGTGCAGGTTTTCCATGGCGTAAGAGTAAGAAGTATTTTTTAAAGTCCGCTCCACCCCAACAGAATCTACAGGATCCTGTTGAGGTTGATGCTGAGATAATGGGGCGCGTTGATGAAATGTACAACAGGTATTTGCGTGGAGAACGAGTGATGCCCGTTTTCACGGCTCATTTGAAAGATGAGGCCACTTCTTTTAAGAAAATTAAAGAGAAGAAAACAAGAGTATTTGCTGGTGCCCCATTTGATTGGACCATATTGGTTAGAAAATACTTTCTCTCTAGTATACGTTTGATTCAGAATAATCGCTTGGTTTTTGAGAGTGGGCCTGGAACTGTCGCTCAATCATATGAGTGGCACGAAATCTTTGACTATTTGACGTTCTTTGGAAAAGATCGTTTAGGTGCTGGTGATTATCGCTTTTTTGATAAAACAATGGCTGCGGTTTTTATACTGGCCGCTTTTAAAATATTAATAAGTTTGGCTATGAAAAGTGGGAACTTTACAGCGGATGACGAAAAAGTCATGTGGGGTATTGCTCATGACGTAGCTTTCCCAGTCATGGATTTCAATGGCGATTTTGTTCAGTTTTTTGGATCTAATCCATCTGGACATCCTCTGACAGTCATTATCAACGGTTTGGTTAATTCCCTGTATTTCAGATACGTATACTATAGTTTGAATCCCAGTCATGAAATTGGTTCATTCAAATCTAAAGTGCATTTGTTGACTTATGGAGATGATAATGTATTTGGCGTGAGTCCAAGTGCCCCATGGTTCAATCATACGACTATCTCTGAGGCTTTGGCGAGTTGTGGTATTACCTACACTATGGCTGACAAGGAAGCTGAATCTGTCCCATATTTGCACATTAAGGATGTCACGTTTCTTAAACGCTCGTGGCGTTATGATACTGATGTGCATGCGTATTTGGCTCCAATAGATCACGAATCAATTGAACGGTCACTTATGGTGTGGGTACGATCGAAGACGATTTCAAAGGAGGAGCAGGCGATATCGGTATTTGCGAATGCTTGTCGTGAATATTTCTTTTATGGTAAAGAGGTTTTTACAACAAAGCGTGCGTTACTTATTGATATTGTTGTACAATTAGGAATGGAACAATGGGTCCAGAACTCCACATTTCCCACGTGGAAGGAGATGTACGATTTATTTTGGTACAATTCCAAAATGGTTGGTTGTCTACCAGCTAGTTTCTCAGGAGACATGCAAACAGATAACACTACAGGCTACGAAGATATGTCTGAACCAAATTCTTCTTCTATACGTAGTTACTGCACTAACCCACTAAGTCACAGCGCAATGGTTAGTGAGCGTGGACGTATAGAATCAACACCAGGGCGTTCCCCTAAGTTGCTATTTAGCGATGATGGTGGTGTTGCATCACAAGCGTACGTGAAACTCTGTGAAGATATGAGCCAATCTCACAGTTTAAATCGGCTTGCGAAAACTACAACTTTTAGTGATAATATCATAAAAGGTGAAGGGAATACATTGTGTGATGTTCCTGGATCTTGTGATATTTCACTGCGCGAAGCGCAACAAGCTCACACTTTTTACACGTTCAACGTTAGTGAAAACTACAGTACACAGAGTCTTGAAACTAAAATAACATCTTCATCGGACCAAACGGTTCAAGAAGTTGTTGGTTTTAATGATGAAGTTGCTGGTGATGACACTAACATTCCAGCCCCTATTAACTATGTTATGTCGGCTGGAGCTGTCAATGCTGAACTGGGCGATTTCTTGTCCCGACCTACTGAAATTTTACGTTTCACGTGGACGGAGGGTGCTGCTGTCAACACGACGTGCAAACCCTGGGAATTGTATTTCGACCAAACAGCAATACAGAAAAAATTGGATAATTATTATCTTCTTCAGTGCAATCTTAAGGTTAAGGTTGTGGTCAATGCTTCACCATTTTATTATGGAGCTTTGTTGGCGGCATACCAACCTTTGAGTTTGTTTAATCCAGCTCCAATTGCGGCTACAACGGGTGAGGAAGAGATGGTCTTATATTCTCAACGACCACATATAGATATATATCCCCAAAATTGTCAAGGTGGCGAATTGACTTTACCATTTATATACCACAGAGAGTGGTTGAATATAACGAGTAGAGCCAACTTGCAAGACATGGGCACTTTAGATTTTAAATCTTACACAGCTTTGCTCAACGCCAATGGTGTTGCTGGCACGGGTGTGGAGGTGGTAGTCTATGCTTGGGGAGAAGATGTCCGATTATGTGGCCCAACAGTTAAGTTGGCGTTACAATCCAAGAGGACCAAGGATGAATATTCGGAAGATGGTGTTATATCTAAACCAGCGTCTGCTATTTCCAAAGCAACAGGTTTGCTAGGAGATTTGCCAGTCATTGGTCCTTTTATGACTGCTACTTCAGCTGTTTCTGGAACAGTTGGAAAGATCGCGCATCTTTTGGGTTTCACTAACCCGCCAGTTTTGGATGATGTGCATGCATTTAAGAATACTGCATTCCCAGTATTGGCAACTACTGATATTGGTGTTCCATACGAGAAATTAACGATCGATGCAAAGAATGAATTGTCTATTGATCCACGCATTTGTGGGGCCAATTTAGGCGATGAGTTACTTGTAAGTTCGTTTGCTCAGAGAGAATCATTTTTACGATCTGTCACGTGGGACACCACATCTCCCCGGACTGTGCCAATTTTTCAAATGCGAGTTACTCCCAATTTGGCAAGACCCGTGTCCGATACAGGACAAACAATACTGTATAAAACTCCTATGGCTCATCTAGCTTGGTTGTTTAATTACTGGCGCGGTGATATCAAAATACGGATTAAAGTGATCTGTACTAGTTATCACAAAGGCCGGTTACGCATTTCGTTTGATCCAGTGGGGAATATTGGTACTGCTTTAGGGGCAGATACACAATCTCAGGTTTATACTCAAGTATTGGACTTGGCTGACCATACTGATTGTACGTTTAATATACCGTATGTACAAGATCTTGCTTACTTACGAGTCAACAAAGGAGGATCAACCTCATATAACAATTTCCCAGCTGCAGTCAATCCAGCTTCTATAGAAGGTTCGACTAATGGTGCTATTACTATTTCACCATTGACGGTATTAACGTCGCCAGTCACGCCATCGACGGTGCAAGTTTTGATATATGTTTCAGCGGGAGATAACTTTGAAGTTGCTGATCCTATCCGAATGGATCCCGAGTACTCTTATTATACTGTACAAGGTGATGTGTCTTACACCAGTGCCCCTGATGATACTATTCTCATAGGTAATCATAAATCAACTACGGATCCAAATATTAATTTGGTCTATATGGGTGAATCGATAGTATCATTACGCCCATTAATGCACCGTGGTAATTTGTTGTGTGCCATGTCTGATACCTCTGCAACTACTTCTACTTATGGAGTCGGTACGTATTATCATGTTATGAGTCGTCGTCCACGTTTTCCAGGATTTGATCTTGATGGCGTTGAGACGGCTACTGGTATCGTGAGTGCCGCTAGTGAACCATTTAATTTTGTAAATTGGACAGCTATGACGTGGTTGGAACCATGTTTTGTTGGACAACGAGGCTCAATTAACTGGATAGCTCATCCACAACAACAGGCTTCAGTTCGTACATCTATTAGTATGAATCGAGAACATTCAACTGTGGGCGCTTTGTCCTACTATCAGTATTATGAGGAGGATTACACTCGAAGTAACGTAGCTCGAGGCTACATCAATCAGGGTACAAGGACGATGGAAGGCGCTGCTCTTAATAGTGGAGGTATTCAAAACACCGTTCATTGTGTGGCTCCCTTTTATGGTAATGTCAAATTTCAATCAACAAGCGTTAATGCCAGAAACTTTGGCATTAGCGCTGATGGTTCTGATAACGATGCCGTTCGTTGTGCTATAGTGATTGATCCAAGGAATGTAGTTCCAAATACTTTGGGTGAAGATGCTTCGGCAGGTTTCACATCTTTTTATGTATCCGCAGGTGTTGATTACAATCTAATATTCTTTTTGAATATACCTGTAACGTATAAGTACACTACTTACCCATCTGCCACTGCATAAGTCAATTAGCCATTCAGTTTATACTGAATGGCGCCCCGGGTCAGCCAGAAGAGCTAGCAGACAGTGAAAGACTAGACACCAACTGGGCAATTGAAAGATTGGTCACACAAGGTTATTCAAACAAAATTGCAAAGTGGTGCAATTACCTATTTGAACCCGTTTGGGTCAACCCAACCTAAAAAGGTACCGGTCGGCGGTACCACTTAATGCTATAAAGGATTAAGTTACGAACTCTACAGTGCGTAGAACGTTGTTTTAAATAACACGACACAAGATTTTTAATCGGATGCACTATAGAGGTGCGTGCGAGGAATTTTTATCTTGTTGTCGACGGTTTTTACGTTGCTGTATCGGTTAACCCGAC